GAATTGTTTGCAAAATTAGAACTATTAGAAGCAGAGTTTGCAGCTGAGTTTGCTGAGTTACTAGAATTATTTGCAAAGTTAGAAGCATTGCTAGCAGAATTAGCTGCAGCATTTGCATTCGCTTGTACTGAACTTAAATATGTTGATGCAGTATTAGCAGAGTTAGAAGCATTGTTTGCAAAATTACTTGCATTAGATGAATGATTAGCTGCAGTGTTAGCACTGTTAGATGAATTGTTTGCAAAATTTGATGAGTTAGAAGCATGGTTAGCTGCTGCATTAGCATTTGCAGAAGCTGAAGCATTATCAACTATTAAATTCCATTTAGCAGAATCTGCATTAGAAGATATTGGTTGAGATCCAGTAGATGTATGATTAGTATTACAAATATAAATATTACCATTAGATGTATCTTTAATTAAATCACGAGCATAATAAGCAGTTGATGCACTCCAGTTACCTTTATAAGTTCCTAGTTCTTGTGTAACTGATAATTCACCACTAGAATCAAATGCTAGAATTTTATTAGCACGAGATGTTGCACCCACAGTAAATTCTGTAGATGTCATTGTATTTGTTTTAGATAATTTAATTGATCTTGTTACTTCTTCTTGCAATTGTTGAATTGCCATTGTTGCTCTGTCTAAACCTTCTTCATGAGATTCAGCAGGGAATGGATCGTTAGCGATATAATCTATTGATTGTGTTTGTGGAATGTTACGTCTTAATACAACTGTTTCAGTAGATGTTGGAATATTACCTGATGTAAATATAACTGATCCACCACCAGCGTTACCTGCGCCTGTTACTGTATAATGAGTTGTAATAGTTTTAGTTGTTTCAGTTCCATTAGCTGAACGTATAATTACTTGAATATCTGAGTCTTGGAATATCTTGAATGTATAAATAAACGTGGTAGTTGAGCCATCACCACTATAACTGTTTCTAACTGTAGTTGAAGATATTGTCATTATCTAAATCCTTTAAACAAACTTGATGGTTTTGTAAACAAAAATTCTTGTTCTGAATCTCTTTCCATTTGTCTTTCCATTCTTCTAAGATAACCAGGTGATAAAGTTTCCATAATTTGATAGCCAATTGCATAATCAAATGCAGTTTTAGTATAAAATAAATTTAAAAATGGTGTATTACCTACAACAGATTTATATGCTTGTCTTAATGCTGCAGTTCCTTCTCCTTTTTTTGCATAATCAAGAATGTTAAATAATTTAGCAGCTTCTGATATTACTGGACCAGCTAATGTTGGAAGAACACCAGCGTTTCCTCTTGTTTCTTGAAATAAGAAATCACCATAAATACCTGCTCCACCACCTCTTGCTACAGCAGCCATCCAAGTTTTATAATCTGTTGCATCTTTTGGTGATTTACCTTTTAATATATCAGAAATGGTATTTGAAATATAGCCAAAAATTGTTGCTCCAATAAATAAATTTGCAATACCTAAAACACCTTGTGCTGTGTTACCAGCTTTAATTAAAGCAAGTTCTCTTCCTAATGCTTTTTGTGTAAATGCTACAATGAAACTTTTAAATTGTCCCATAAATCTTATTGCTTCACCAGTAGGAGTTCCAGCAAGTTGTCCCTGTTTCATAAAAGCTCTTGTTCTAGCATCAGGTTCAATAACTGCATAACTAGATCTATCTAAAAATATACCCATAACTTTTGTTTTTAAATTATCTTTAAATAAATCAATTTGTCTTTGACTTGCATTTTTAAGATCCATTAAAGGTAATATTTCTTTATTAGTTAAGTTATCTATATTACGAACTGAAAAAAATTCTTTTCCATCTTCTGCGGTTTCTACTGCAACTTTTCTTATTGTATTCCATATTTTCTCATCAATACCAAAATGAGTTATTAATCTTTTAAATTTTTCATCTAAATTAGCAAAAGGAATATTTTTTTGTTTAGCAACATAATTACCTAAACCAAGCATAGATCCTTCTTTTAAAGAATCAGTCCACCATCGAAGTAAGTTAAGTTTAAAGAATGTTCTTTGTATCTTTGTAAATCCTTTATTTAATAAATCTCCAGTTGAATAACGAGAAGATAAATCATGAATTAAATTATCATTAAGAAATCCTAATTGTTCTGCAATAGCTTTTTTTCTTTCAGTTGATGCAAGTTTAGATAAAGATGTTAATGCTTCTTGAACTCCACCTAAATATGTTCTTCCTTGCCATTTTAATTCTGTTGCATAAGTATGAACGTCTGTAAAAGATGAAATAACCGCACCTCCTAATTTAGCTAGATTAGCAACAGATCTTGTAATGGCAGACCATTTTGCACCAGCAAAAGATCCAATCATATTTCCTCTACCAGTTATTTCGTCTAATTGATAATTAAATATTCTTTCATTTGCTTTTATTTTATCTGTTAATCTATTGGTATCTACTAAGTGTTTAGCAACTAATCCTTTTATTGTATTAAAATTTTGCTCTGGTTTAGTTCCTAATGTTGTAATTAAACCAATGTTATTTGCAGATCTTTGTAATCCAAAAAAGAATGATTCTCTTAAATTACCAAATCCAAATTTATTATTATAATCAAACCAATCATCTGCAGTTTTAAATAACAAAACTCTTTTAGCATTCATTGTTTTGGTAATATCTCTTGAACCATAAGATCCTGCAGCACCATCAGTAATAATATGTTCATTTCTTGATAGTGAATTATAAACATTATTTAAAAAAGCATCTTTGTCAGTAAATCCTTCAAATGTTTCGTCTTTTAATTTTGGTAAAATATATTCTTTCCATGCTTTTAAATTTCTATCTACAGAACCATCTAATTCATCTGTTTGTTTTCCAGCTAATTCTTTTAATACCTTTGCTGCATTTCTTATTTGAAAAGGATCGTGTGTTTGTCTTACAATCCAACCTGGAAGTTTGCCAATATTAGCACCAAGGTTGTTTAACTTTTTTCTAACAGCTTCAGAATAATCTGACATTATAGTAGCAAGTTTTACTATATCTTTATTTTTTTCTGTAACTGCAACACCTTCTCCTAATTGCCATATTGTTCTAGCAGTTCTTCTATCAATATCTTCATTTGCTGTAGAAAATAATTCAACTAAATTATTCTGTCTTAATTTTTCATAAAATGAAGTTGATAATTGTCTAAACTCAGAAAGCTGAGCAAGTGCAGCTGATGAACGAGATCCTACTTTTTGTAAATTACTTCCAACAAGAATTGCTTTTAAACCTTCAACTTCATTACCTTTAAAATCAACAATAACAGATTGAACTGCTTTTCTTATTTTAATTTCATTTTCTATTGCATTTCTTTCTTTAATTTTTTTATCTATTTGTTGTTCTTTTAAAACTTGATTTGCAAGTTGATCTTTTAATGTACTGTCAAGATTTTCTAACTTAGCTTCTCTTTGAGTTTTTTTAATATTATCAATAATGTCTGCAGCTTGATCTGGATTAACAGATGCTTTTCTTAAAGCCTGTTCAACTAAATCAATACATTTATCTTTTGCCATAATTAAACTTTGTTAATACAGTTAATACCATCAATGATAGCATCTTTTATTTCTTTTTGTTTCGTAGTAACTTCTTCTGATTGTTTTTTAGAAGATTTTAATTCATCACTATCTTCAATTTTAAGATCTTTTTGATTTTCTTTTAAAGTATTTAATTGATCATCTAATGATTTATTTTCTCTTTCAATCGTTACTTGATCCATTTCTTTAGTTTTTAAAGTATTTTCTATTCTATCTAAAGTATTTTGCTCTTCAGTTTTAAATTCTTGTTTATTTACTTTTTCATCTGATACTTGTCTTGATGGTAAGTCAGCATTTGCATCAACAGATTTATTAGAATTATTTTTATCTCTAATTGCAATATCATCATTGATTTGTGCATCTCTTAATTTTGGATCTAAGTTTGCAATAGGTGTTACATCAACGCTTCTTTCATTTAATAAATCAGACATTGATTTAACTAATAATAATCTTCTAGTTTCTGGATCTGTTTCAGCAAGTCTTAACATTGTTTCAGAATTAATTGGATAATATTCTTTATATAAATTTACAGCAGGATCTTCTTTAGAATCTATACCTGCAGATTCTCTTGCTTGTTGTATTCTTTCTTTAAAATCTAAATTTGTTTTGTAATCTTTTAATGCACCAATACCAACATGCAATCCACCACCAATAACAGTTCCAAATGTTACGTTTAATAAACTATCCATTAAACCATAATCTGCTTGTTCAGCTTTTGCTACTCCATAAACAATAGGTTCTATTAATGCAGCACCCACGCCTCCTTCAATAGCACCTTTGGCAAGTCGTGCAGTAGTAAATCCTTGTCGTGCAACTAAAGATGCAAATCTAGCCTCACCTATTACAGGAACAAATGCAGATGCAATGTTAATTGGATCAGCCATACTAACTCCTAATCCTGTTGCAAATTTTAAAGTACCAGCAACAACACCTGTTTGACCACGTTGTAATCTTTCATTTCTTTCTATTTCATCTTTTTTATATTTTGCTAACAAATCAACTGTTGATTGTTTTTCATCTTGTTCAAATAACAATCCAAGTTTACTATATTTTCTATTTAATTCATCTTTTGGTATTAATGGTTCAGTTTCTGTAGATGAGTATGCTTGAGCATTAAATTCATCAGTTCCTCCTACAGGTGGTCCATCAGCTCTTGTTTCAAGTAGATTACCATATCTATAAATTGAATATAAAGGATTAAAGTGCCAAGCATCTTCAGCTGCTACGCCTAATGTTTGAGATAAACTTAATTTATATTTATCAAATCCAGTTTCTTGAGCTGTTTCGTTGCTATCTAAACCAAAACCAATATTTGGCATTTATTATAAACCTCCAAAATATTTAAACTTAGTTTCTGTTTTTTGCAAAGAGGTATTCATATCAATATTTGTTCCTGGTATTTTAAATGAAGTATCATCAAAATTTATTTTAATAACTTCTCCTTTTTTATTATTAACCAAACCAACAGAACCATCTGCAAATTTAACAGATAATACAATTCCATTTCCATCAGCTGAATTAACCCATATTCCATTATCTTTTATTTGACGTTTCATTTCTTTATTTAACATTTCATCAGAAATATTTTTATTAGTAGATTTGAATGGTTCTATATCCATTTGATCTATAAAATATTTTAAAGAATTTTCAGCTTTATTAACAACGTGATCTATTTGAGTTTTTGTTAAAACATCATTGTTATATATTTTTGGAATAAAATATGTATCTTTAAGAGTAAAGTTTTCTGTAATATAATTGGTTGCTTGTTTAACAGCATCTCCTCTACTAACTCCAGCAGACATTTTGTTAATAGCAATATAAGTTATTACATCTTGAATATTTTCTAATTCTTTATTTGCTTTTGAAGTATTAGCCTGATTAGCTTTCATAACAACTTTTCTAAAATCAATTAATTTATCAGCAACGTCTTGATTAATTGTTTTTTTTGTATCTACAGTTGTTGAAATATATTTATCTAATCTATCTCTTTCTTCTTTTGAATCTATGCTTAATGCTTGTTTTGCAAAATTAGGATCACCAAAGTAAGAAACAAGTTTAGCTGTTATAGGTAAACCATTATTAGGTTCAGATAATTGATTTAATAATTTATCATAATTATCTCCATATTGTTTTTCTAATGAATTAAGATAATTAATTTTTCCATTAACATCTTGGTTGTTATAATCTTGAACTATTCTTGCAGCATCTTGTTGTGGTATAACTTTAATTTTTTCTTCATTAACACCTAATGTTTTTTGTGCATCAACAACTGAACCTATATATTTTTTAAATTTAAATTCTTTAATTGCTGGATCTTGTTCGTTTTGGAAATCAGAATATTTATCTTTAACATTTGGATTAAATTGCATAACAATAGAAGCAGGATCTTTTTTTAACATTTCATCTTTTTTAGAAGCAAAATTTATAAGTTTTTGTTTCATTTCAAGATCAAATGCTTGCGATCCTTCTCTTATTGGATAATTAGCAATAATTCCTGATTCTGTTCCAATTTTTGCATTAAATATTTTTTCAGATTCACCTTTAAATATTATCAATCCAGTTTCTTTTTCTTTAAAATCTGCGTATGCTTGTGGTCCAAGTATTGGTTTAATTGTATTTGCATCAAATTTACTTGGTAATCCTTCTTGAACTAAAGCAAGATGGTTTTTCATAGAATCTACTAATGTTGGTCTAGCATCAGCATTAGCTTCTGAAATTAATTGAGATCTTTGTTTGCCTAAAACATCTGGATAATTATTAATATCATTAAGTCTAATAGCAGTTGCTACTGGATCTCTAACCATATCTCTTTTGGCTTCTAAACTTTGAACTGCACTTGGAATTGCTCTTACTTTTTTCTGATAAGTATCTTCATCAATAATAAAATCTTTTCTTAAATCTTGATATAAAACACCAAGATCTGAATAAATGGTTTCTTTTTGTAATGGATTTTCAGAATATAAACCATTTGTAATTATTCTTTGTTCTTTAATATCTGCTTGATTAACTCTATCTTGAATTAAATTTTCTCTATTTTTTATAAGAACTGATGATAATTGTTTTTTTTCATCAGCTAAATAATTATTAATAAATAAATTTTTAACAGAACCACTTTGTGCTTGATCTGCATATTTTTCTTTAATCATTTTTGAATATTCTAAAAATAAATTTGAACTACCAATTGGATCAGAAGATTTAGAAAGTCTTGCTTTTGTTTCTTCTAATTCAATAGATGCTTTATTTTCTAATTCTAATGCTTGTGTTTTTTCAACAACTGCTTGTTCTTTCGTATAATAATCTGTTAATGATTTTATTACAGGTTCAAATGCAGCAACAGAACTACCAGCTCCTGTTAATGGAACTTGAAAAGAAGTTTTAATACTAGCTGATTCTGTTGTTGGAACTCCTTGTGCTGTAAATGTAGGTATCTTTGGCATTAGAATGATCCTGAATAACCTGTTGGATTAGAATAGTATTGAGTATATGAACTTGCACCATCTAAAGTTTTTCCACCACTAAGTAAACTTGATCCAGCACCTGATTGTGCAAAAAATGTAGCACCTTTAAATAAGGTTCCCATTGCTGCCATTCTTCCAGTTGTTCTAGCCATATCACCTTGTATTCTATAAAAGTTTGCTTCTTCAAATTTTCTAGCTTTAGCAACATCTCCTTCGTATTGAATAACATCTCTTTGTATTTCTGCTTCTCTAGCATTAGCCATAGCAATTCTTAATGACGTTCCTGTTCCTTGTTGAACTCCAGCTTTAGCTGTAGATACTTCTGTTTTACCTACAAATCTTTGATAATCTTTATCAAATTGACCAAGTTGAAATTCTGTTCTTTTATCTATTGCACCAGCTTCTTGTTCGGCTATTTGTGCGTTTCTGTTTTGAATTGCTTGATTATATTTACCAATAGCATTTTGTTGTTGAGCCTGTACAATTGAAGTTCCTAAAACAATATATGGTACTGCTGGTGCCATTAGAAAATCCTCGCAAATCTATAATGATCAGAACCATCAAATCCATAGTTCTTCATTAATCCTTCATTAGTTAATCCCATCCATTTAGCAAAACGAATGCCAATACCAAAATCTGCTCTTACAGCAGTTTGTATTCTTTTAAAGTTATGAGATTTAGCTAAGTCTTCAAAATTTTTTTTAATTGCACGAGCAATAGTAATTGGGTGATTCCAAATATCATAAGTTGCAAGAACCCAACCTTCTCCAACTTGTCCCCAAATTCTTTTGATACCAGCTGATGCAACAATCTTTCTATTAACTGTACCTGTAAATGCTAATCCATTTTCTTCTAAATTCATACAATCATTCATATTGTCATTAGCTAAAAAATTTGCATCTAATTGCATAAGTTTATGATTCATTTGTGATTGCATAATAATTTTACCATGATCTGAAATGTAAGGTATTATGACTAATCTATCCTTATCTTCTTCTGGTATATAATAAATATCTGAATTAGTCATTTGTTATTAATTCTGGGTATAACGATAAAATTGTTAAAGGTAAAGGTTGAGTTTGACGTACATAAATAAAACCATCAGTTTCATAGTTACCTCTAAACTCTATATCTTTATCACCTGTGAATACTGGTATAGCTTGATCCATAGGATTAGCAGAAGATCTAAATGGTATAGCTTCCATGTTGTTTAAATCTGGACCAACTTCTACACCAATAGATTCATATAATCTAATAGCAATATTAAATATTCTTTTTGTTTTAGATTGAGATGTACCATTTTGAGAACCAGCATCTAATCTCATTGTTTGTAATAATGATGTATATTTTAATCCAACTTTAACTTTAGTAGATGATCTTGTTAAAGTAATAGATCCACCAGATACAGTTTTATCTGGATGTGTTGAACCATTTGCAAGAACAGATACAGTTTGTCCCTCAAGATGATCTAATCCTGTAATGGTAGTTGTTGCAGATCCAGAATAAGATAATTGTGAATCTAAAAAATTAAAATCTGTATTATCATCTTCATCAAAATCAAATTGATTAATGTATTCAACATAACGTCTTGTTACACCATTAATAGTACGTTTAATAATAACCCATGTTTGATATTCTTTATCATCTGTTGGAATGGTAGCTATGGATTCGCATACTGCAATACCAGATCCAAATGCACCACCAAAGATATGTTGATGCCAAGCAACAACTTGTTGTTCTCTTTGATAAGTTAAACCAATTAATCTTCCATCTTCTCTAACACACCAAATAACTTGATTAGGTTCTTGTTGATAAGACATAGATTTAATTCCAGATTCTGAAATATGTTCAGCAAGAATAGTCATGTCAGGTGCAACATAACCATCTACATCAAAGTTATAAGCTAGTTCTCTAATCTTTCTTTTAGCACGTTGCAAAAATAAAGTTACGTTACCAACTGGTATCGCATCTATATTTGCACAACCATGGTTAGATTGTTTTTTAATTAATATATTTGTTGGAGTTACAGGATCATCTGTACCACCGCCTGACACTGAAAATTCACCACCAACTGTTCCAACAATAAGTGTTCGTGTTGCAGATAAAAATCTAATTGCATTAACTTGGTTAGAAGCAATAGTATAAGTAATTGCATCATCGTCTGCTACTGTGCCATGATAATTCTCATCAAAGTTTTCATAATCACCAGATTTAGAAAACCATAATGTTTGAGGATTTTCTGTTGTACCTGCAAATACTAATCTTTGTTCATAAAAAGATACGCAAGAAGGATAACCTGTTGTTGTACTCCAAGCACCTAATGACCAATCTGTTGTTGCAGAAGTTGTAGATAATGCTGTTATAACATCTGCAACTACAACTAATGTACTAGATACTGTTATTATTTTTGCTAAACCTTTTCCTGTTCCTAAATGAACTAATCTACCAACATCTGTTGTTTGAAATCCTGTATCATTATTTATTCCAACAATATCAGATGCAGTAATTGTAATTCCATTACCAGTAGTAGCTGATGCAGTTAAAGTAGTTGTTTCAATATTATGATCTAATAGTGGTCCAGCTGTAAAATCAACAACATCTAAAAACCAACTTGTATGACCAGTTCTTGATAATTTATGAATAGAATAATTAGGATGACAAATATACATAACGTCAGCTGATTGAGCAAATTTTAAATCTGGTAGATCAGATGTATTGTATGGAGTTGCTAAAGTATAAACTCTATTAAATACTCCACCTGATGTATAAGTTGTATAAGAAGATGTATTAACATTATTTCCATCAATATCTTTTAATTCAAATGTAGTTAAAGTTTTATTTGCAACTGTAAATCTTTTACCATTCACTTGTGTCATTCCACCAACTCCAGAAATAACAATGGTATCTCCATTATTAATTGATGTTGTTGCACCTTTAATTGCAATTGTTGCTGATTGAGGATTATCTAATGTTCCAGTTGTAGTAAAAGCTCCTGGATTTTCTGTTTGAGCATTAACTTGTATGCTAGCAGTTGCTAATCTAATATGGTTTGCAGAAGCATTAGAAGGATCTCCAACAGTTACTAAATTAGAATAACCAGATGGTGCTGCTGTAAAAGCATTATTAGATTGTCTTGTTGTACATGCTGCAATAAATAAATTTTTAGTTGAACTCCAAGATGTAGATAATGATGGTGGATCATTTACGTTAGTAGTTGCGAATGATGCTTCTGGTGTTCCTTCATAATTAGATATTCTATAAGTAATTGCAGAAACATGAGATGTTGTTACTGTAACATTAACATGATTATTTTCTGATCCATCAGAAATTTTATAATAAATATAAGAATTTCCAGTAGATGATCTTGATGAAAGTAAAGTCCAGCCAGTTGGAGTTGTTGCTGTACCAGTTGATCCTGTTTTTAAAACCATAATTAATAAATTACCAGTAATAATATTTGCTGGCATTGTTACTGGAGCTGTTGTTACGTCAGATCCTGCAGATGTATAAACTGCAGTTGATTCAATAACTGGATAAGATGATGTTGAGAATGATCCTGTTACAACACCAGGATTAGCTTTTGTAATTCCTGTAATAGATAAATTACTTTCTAATATTGCACCACTGTCTTTATAAAATCTTATGTATTCATTTCCAAATTCTAAAATGTAAGTTTGTGTTGTTGAAAATTCAAAAGGAACTAATCTTGTAAATGCTGATGATGTTTTAACTTCTGCTACAAATGATGTACCTGGTCTTCTAGCTGCAGATCCATGAGGATAGACAACCATGTTTTGTAATGTCTTACAACCAGATGAATATTTAGCTAAATCATTTCTACCATCTAAACGTGGTGATAGTTCTCCACCTGTAAAATTTGTTAATTGAACCGCAACTCTAGCCATGGTTCTTAAAACCTAGAGTTAATAAACGTATTTGAATCTACTACAGATGCCATACCCATTTCTTGATCTGTATTATATCCTTCTGTTGAATCTACGAATCTAGCATCTTTTAATTTCTCTTGATACAATTGATACATTTGCTGTGCAACTGGATTAGAAGATGTAACTGCATAAGCAATATCAGCAGCGAGTGCAGCACTTAAAACTTCTCTTAGTAATTGATCGTATTCGTTAGGATCTTCAACTCTTGATATGTATAATATTTTCATAGAAGATGAATGAGATAAAATCTTTCTTCCTTCTACAACGTGATCAGATTCGTAATCTAAAATTTTAATTAATCTTAAACAGTCTGATGGTAATGTGAATTGTTTTGTAAATCCCCAAGCTGGTGTTTCTGTATCAGCTGGTAGTTGAACTCTTTTTAATAAACAGTTCCAAGGATGATGTCTAAATACAGCATCTCTTACGTTTAAATATCTAGCATTGCAAAGTCTTGCGTTTTTAGAATCTTCTGTAAGTGTTAATATTGTTGATGCACCTAATTGATTTAAAGCTCCATTACAAATTTCTACTACTGATGCCATATTAATCTTTCTTTATAATATATTTACGTCTTAATTGTCTAGGTTTTACTGCTGCAAAGATCTCAGCTTCTGTAAGTTCTAAGTCTTTATCAAAACCATGATGTGCAGTTGATGTATGTTTAAATCTATCAACTAGAACATAGCGATAGATATAATCTTTATTTTGAAAATGTAAAATGGTTTTTACTTCGTTGATTTTCTTCATGATTGATAGTGGGGATTTTTAGTCCCCACTATTTAAAGTAGTATTAATCTACTACGTATCTGATTGCAATTTGAACTACTCCTGTAGCACTACCACCAGCTAAAGTAGCTGTGATTGGTAAGCCATCTTCATTCGCATTTACTACAGAACCTGCACCTAAAGCAATAGTTGCTAAGATGTCTGTTCTTGCAGCAGATGATGTAGAAGTTGCAGCTAAGTATGCTGCAGCTGAAGCAGAAACAGTAGTTCCTGAAGAGTTTTTGTAAGCAGCATATCCAACTGATAAAGTTGTAGATGCACCTAACGCAGCGTTAGTTAAATAACCATCAAGCAATCTTGCTCCATTTGGTAAATTAACTAGCTCTATTACGTCTCCAATAGATGCAGATGCTAATGTAATATCAGCAAATGCAACTCTTACTCTTCCTGCTAGCTCATTCGTATCTATCTTTTCAGAAGGTACGTTTTGCGACCATTTTGTTTTTTGATTTGAGTATAATGTAGCCATTATATTTTCTCCTATTTAGTTAGTTATTATTCGTCGCAAGCTATTTCGACAACTTTTTCTTCTTCCATTCTTGTCGCACCGATGCTCATAGAGTAGTAAACTTGAGTGCTGTATGATTTATCAGCTCTCTCGTCTATTCTCGCTACAACATCTTGACCAACCGCTAATTTAATAGCGTCTGATGTAAAGGCGTAACAAAGTCTGTCGTCAGTGTTAGTTGCGTCAAACTTTAATCTATTAGATACAATAAATTTAAATCCTAAGAAAGAATCTAATTGTCCCATAGCTAGAGCTTTTACAGTATTGTAATCGCTAGACTGAACTTGAGTTGTATTTAATAAATCTGCTATTTGAGTTGGTCCACACACGATGAATCTAGGTAAACTAGGATCAACGTCTGCTAAGTCCAATATCTTTTTAGCATTTAAAAGTTTTGCAATAGTTAAACCATCAGTTTGAGATGCACTGTATGGTTTCTGTCCAGATGGAAGCGATACAGAAGTAGAACCAGTCTCTCCTGTGTAAGCAGTACCACCTAAAGCAGCGATTACTACATCATCCATAGCTCTTCCCATAGCAGCAGCGGCAGCTTTTGCGTAAGAAGAAGTTGGATCAATTAATAATCTAACTTTATCTGCATTGTCTATTAGATCAGCCCACTCGTAATCTGCAAGACTAACTCGTCTTCTAGAGTGTGGCGTATCAATCTGTGGAGTATCAGCATGTCTAGATGTTCTTAGAACAGCAGTTGTTTTACCAACTTGATCAAAGAAAGCATTCTTTCCAGTAACCGACTCAACATCCACAGCTTCTCTTAGTACTGATCCCATTTGCTGAGATAGTAATTGTACGTTTGAACTGTACTGCTGTACAAAAGCAGTTGTTATTTGATTTGACATAGTGTCATTTCCTTTTGGTTAAGTTAAGTTAAGTTTAGTTTCAGAAAGTTCCCCATCAGCGATAGGCTATCTTGCATTTAACGACTGTTAGTCGGTTGTCTTTCCAACAGGCATGTAAGGTTCTAATAGAATTGTCTTACAATTTCTAAGGCGACTTAATTAAAAATCACCCTAGAAATCGCAATATAGTATTTTTGATTTGATTGCAATAAAATTATTGCGTTAGTAATTCACGCAAAGCAAGCACCTGATTTACCACTTTATTGTGGTTTGGATGCGTTTTATTCCAATAAGCACCTTGTCTATCAGATGTTAATTCATCTATTTCTTTTTCAATATCTCTACCTTGAAGAATATTATCAGATTCTGTACCAATAATTTTATCTTCAGATAATAGATTAGCAATATTAGCAAATGCTTTAATGATCTTTGGATGATCACCTAATCTAGTTCCATCTCTTAATTGACTATCAAGAATTTCTGGTTCTAAATAAGTTTTAGCAACCGATGCAGCTTTTCTTAAATTCTCATCGTATGCTCTTCCCCATTCTGATCTTAAAGTATTAGCAGCTTCAGCTTGAGCAGCTTCCATATTCACTGCCATTTCTTTTGCTGAACCTTCTAATGTTGATTTATAAAACTCTAGAATACCTTGAGCTTGTTTATTATTTAAACCTAGCTTGTGAGCATTCTGTGCAAATCCTTTGATGATATTTTCATCAACAGGAGCAACATCAGTTTTAAGTTCTAAAGTATATTTATCAGGAGATTCTGGTCTGCCTAATTTATTATATACTTCATTCCATTGTTCATCTGTTGCAGACTTTCCTGGAAGAGGAATCTTATCAGTTCCAATCATAGATACTGCATTGATGTAGCTTTTAGCTAGTGCATCAAGTTCAGTAAACTTTTCTATGTTTGGATTTTTTCTATACTCTTCAGAGATTGCTTCTTTCCAAGTCTTACCAGAAAGTGGTTGAGTTGGTTGTTGTGTTGTACTTAGTATTGGTTGTGTTGCTGTTGCGGTTTTTTGTTCAGTTGCAACAGGCTGAGTTACCTCAGTTGTCTGTATTTGTTCTGACATTTATTTTCCTTTTAGTTTATCATTAAGCAGCATGTTTTTAATAAATAGAAGAACGCTGCGTTGTCCCTCCATATATGCACTTTCATGACTATCCCCTCTTACGTTAGTGGTAGTATTATAGTGGCATCTCTTTTCTAAATCTTGCATGACTTGTTTGCCATGATCAGATTCAAAAACTATTTTATATATTTCTTTTAATTTATTTATTTGTTCTTCCATTTATTTTCCTTTCAGTTGTTATTGTTGTGGTGCTACTAAAGCCTTTGCCTCCTCAGGTAATGCCTTAGCAAGTGGAGCAATTTGTCCACCAGCTTGTGCAACTTGTTGTAACTGTTGCATTTGCATTTGTTGATCTTGTTGTTGTTGTTTCTGTTGTCTAATCGCATTAACTTCTGATTTAGAATTTAATACTTTAGCAGGAACTCCAACAATCTCAGCTAAGTGTGTAACTAAATTATCAATATTAATATGATCAAATACTGGAGATACATTTGCAAGTGTTCCAAATATTTCTATTGCTCTCATAATAGATTGTAATTCAGAAGCTCTTTGTGCTTTAGCTAAAGGTGATACATATTCAATTTGAATATCTTGACCAGCTAAAAATTCTGGTGCTGGTTTAAATAATTTTTTTCTAAGTAGAATAGCAAATGTTCTATCAATCATTGGTCTTAATAATTCAGATTGTAATCTTCCAAGAACTGGTCCAAGTAATCTCATTTTCTCTTCGTTACGTTGTACAACTTCTGTTGCAGTCATTTGTGGACCATTCTGCATCATTAATTGATTTACATAGAAAGCATCTCTAATTGCATTTCTTCTTTGCTCTTCCATGTTTAAACCTAATGGATTATTTGCACCAATATTTAATGGTTCAATTCTATCTCTAGTGCCTGCTCTATAAAAATTTAATCCACCTGGTACTGTTCTTACTGGTAATATAAATCCATCATCAGGAACTAATAGTGGAGGATCAACTTGTTTTTGTGCAGCTTTAATTGTTGTCTTAGACATTTCATTTAACATTTTAACATCTGGTAAAGCAGTCATTGCTGGAGATCTTCCATATATTTCAAATGATGCTTTTAAATATCTTGGAACAACGTATGGAAATTCATTAAATCCTGATTGAGAGATTTCGTGTTTATTATCTGGTTCAATATAGCAAGAAGCAAATGGCATATTCTTGTTATCTTTTTTTCTAGGATCGTAATTTTCTCTTGGATATACAACGTGAAGAATTGTAATTTCTTCATAAGGATCTTTCATTGCAATGCCTCTAGTTGTTTTAGAAACATTCTGTTCACCAAATTGCATAATCGCAGCACGAGCTGTAAGTTTAAATTTTCTAAATACTGTATCTACTTTTCCTTTATTGTTTTCTGAAATGTAAACTTCACCAATATGTCTTGTAGAAAATCTAACAATGTCATCTTCATCTTCTTCAATGTACATTGCTGCTGTACCAAACGTAATTAAATCGTGATACAGTTCAAATATTTCTTGTTGAAAATTAGATCTATTAAATGCTTCATACATTTTTTCTGTAGCATCTTCTAACCATTCATTCGCAGCATCTTCATCTACCATATCTATGTTTTTAAATTTTAATGAGAACCATGGTGTTGCAGGGTTCGTTAGCATACCATGTAAAGATGCAGACAATAATTCAACTGCATGGAGTGGTGATGAATCAAATATTAATTCAGATCGTTTATCGCCTGGTGATCTTCTTTTAGTTACATCTGCTTTTCTTGGCATCATGTAATCTGATACTTCTTGCCAATGCGATTCCCACGTTTGTCTTTGTGTTACTAATTTTCCAAATCTCTTTAAGAGATCTTTTACTAAATCTGTTTCACCCATTAGTTATCCTAATAATGTTGGTGTGCCTAAAGTTGCACCTTCTTGAACGCCTGCAGCTCCAGTTAATATCGTTGGAGATCTACCACGTCTTCTTCTTTTAATTCCTGTAGCGTCAGTTGCTGTTGCTTGAGATACTTCTGCTGTTGTTGGTGCTGATACTGTTGCTGCTACTGGAGCAGGTGCTGGACTTGGTGCTTTTTGTATTACTCCAAAAGTTTGACCAACAGAAGATATTGTACTTCCCATATTACATTCCTAATAAAGTTTTTTTCTCTGTTGTTGCAACATCAACTAATGGAGATGTTAGTATTGTACTTGCTCTACCTTTTCTTCTTCTTTGAATTGCTGCTTGTTCTTCTTGAATACGTTTTTCTTCTTCTGCACTTAGTTTAGTAGAAGGTGGTTCAGGCAATGGTTGCACTGGTGGCAACGATGGCATTTTCGGCGATAAGAATCCCATATTTATATAATCCTATAATCACTATCTGCTATACTTTGCGGTGCAGATTGTCTAGTATTTATTTCTTGGATTCCAACTGCAAGGTAACGCATAGCATCACAAGCGTGTGAACTCCAATCATGTACAGGCTTAGATCTAAACATTCTGTTTTTATCTATAAACTTCCTATGGTAGTGTCTTAACGCATCTATTAGTTTTTTGCAACTATCTGTATCAATCCAACATCTAGGTAATAACATTGTGGTAGCATGAATTCCATCTTCAAAAGGAATCTTAGGAACTACTTTAAAATTAACACCTAATTGATAAGCAACTTCACGTCTTGTTTTACCATTACTAAAATCAGTAACTTCAATATCATGGGGTGCAAAATGATCTTTATAAACATAATCCTTGCTTTGTAGCATTTGAATATAGTGTGGTAATCCTTGACCACGTTCTTCGTAGTAATCAATAATGTTTATAGCTCTACCCATTTGTTGAAAGAATATAACTGCTGAATGATCTGACACACCTAAATCCCACGCTGTAGAAACAGGAAGACTTGGATCATAAGGCACTCTTGTCAGCTGCCTAGCATCTTCCATTTTAGTAACTACATCTCCATAAACAGCACCTTCAATATTTGCAATCCAATCGCATTCAAACTCTTGTAGGTATTTCTTTTCACCCATTACTTTTTTCGCAGCGTCTAATTCGGCTTGATCAACTATTTTAGTTTCAGATGCTTTAGCTTTATAGTTAAACCATTCTTTATCGCCTTGTGCATGTTGGTATAGTTCATAGAAGTTATTATTAGTTCCTTGTGGTGTACCAATAAATACGCACCATCCTTTTCTATCTGATAATGCTGGTCTAATAATTTCTGTAAATAGTTTACCTTGTACGTTTGCATACTCATCAATAACACAACCATCTAAATAGATACCTCGTAATCCATCTGAGTTCTCTGAACCTAATAAAGTTATTCTTGAACCATTCGGTAAGTCGCATCGTAATTCTGTTTCATTGAATTTAACGCCTGGTATTAATGCTGTGTATTGTTTCATATAATCCCAAGCAATTGATTTAGCTTGTTTGAAGGTGGGTGCTATATAGGCGTATCTGGGTGCTTTGTTAGTAGAACGTAGTGCTGACATTAAAAGGTGATTAATCATACAAACTGTTTTGCCAAACCTTCTGTGGCAGACTAATACCGACCAGCGATATTTCTTCATATTGAAATGAAGTTCTATTTGCTTTTCTCTTGGGTAGTATGGAATTTTGTATTGTACAGTTCCACTGTTAATTACTGTTTCTGTAATCTGAGTCATTAGTGTATCGCTTTAGACTTTGCATCATTTATGATTGCATTATCAATATTCAATAACATCATTAGCCATGAACTAAATATGGCTGAATGTTCTTTGCTTTCAAAACCTGAGAACTTAACAGTTATAGAATTATCCTTTTCTATAAATACAATTGCTTTTACATTTGAATCGTAAAAGTCATCATCATCTTGGTGCATATTTTCAAACATATACTATAGGTAGTGTTTAACTAATATATAAAAAGGTTGGTCAGGCAAAGAAAAAGGTGGTGGGTTGTTTTGTGGATATACCCATTGTGCGTTAGCGATTTTGTGTGTGGAAAGATTTGCGGCAAACTGACTACATGACTAAAGGTATCCTAACAAGTCCCATGTAATCATGATTGCGTCATGCGGCTCAATTCTGGGTTGTATGGGGGGTGTTGCTTTCAAAAATGGTTGATCCAATAAACAAACTTCCGATAACATTTAATTATCGGAAATATATTTATGGTTGTATTTGCTACAATGTGTTGCATAAATATCACACTGTTGCATATCCGACACAAATACACACAATGTAAACGAATGTGATGTATTAATAAATAGGATCTTTTTAACACTATTTAATTAATAACTTACTCACACAATCAATAGTTTTGTTTCTATTTATATTCTTAATTGGTTTCTGTTTAATTCCTAAAATACAATCTAATCGTTAGTTGTTAATAACTTGGTCCAATGTCCAGGCAACTTCTTTTCTATTATTAATCTTTTCTATTTGTCTTATTTTTCTTTTTGGCGATTTTACTACACTAAAAATTAAAAGATAATAATTTCAATAATTTACTATTTTTATAAAAATAATTGTAGACATATTGGTTATGTTATGTTTTACTGAATTTAAACAACAAAAGGAGAAATAATATGGGTTGGAGCTGTTCACAAGCTGCTGATAATACAATTGAGAAAATAAACTCACTTGTACAATCACAATGTAATAATGTTAAAAAAAATTATTCATGCCAGGTTCCGAATGGTTTTTTTGAAATTAATACAAGAAAAGAACATGAAGATGGAGCTATAACTGGAAGCGTTTATAAATATGTAGGCGAAGACAGATGTAGTAAGGTTGGATCTTTTAAAATAAATTCTAATGGAACGATTGCTTGGTTTCCAATGCTTCCATTATCAATTAAAAAAGCAATAAATGATCCAATATTAAAATCATTTATTGATAATGCTACAAGAAATAAACAACTATTTGATTATGATAAAGCAAATAGACAAATTAATGAAGTGTTTAATAAATTAATATAATTTTAATAACTTATAACCCTGGAATTATCTAGGGTTATAGGATCTTAAAATAATAAGATCTATACTTGCATAACTTTATCGGTTATGATAGTATAAAACAAAACAACAAAGGATAATAAAAATGATAAAAGTAGAAAAACAGTGTAATACAATTCAACAGGGTATTGAATGCTTAATTGAAGCTGCTAAAGAAGATTATAAGCGATATTCATTAAGACATTCAGGAATTAGTGATTATTCTCAAAAACAATTAGATCAATGGAATAATTTAATGTCTTTTAAAGAGGGTAAAAAATACTTTAAAGTTATAAAAGAAAATTCTGTTTTTGCTTTTATAGTTAAAGAAGACTTTAAACATTTTAAAAAAGGAGATGTTTTAAAACCTGCTAGTTGGAAAACACCTGCTTTAAATTCAGCTCGTGGAAATGTTTTAAGCGGTAATTATCCAATAGAGTGGACTGGACCATTGTATTTAAAATAAATAACTTTAAGAACTTGATACCAGGTTTTTACTTGGTATCAGGATCTTAAAATAAATTAAGATCATAACAACTGAAAGGGTTATAAAATGACAATGATTAGTAAAACAGTAGAAATAAAATTTGATGTTAACTGGATGAGAGAAAATCAAAATGAAACATTAAATAATTTATTACAACAGTTTGTTTATGATATAGAAAATAAACTTGATAGAAGAGGTTTTGCTGTTGTTAATATTAAATGTAACAGCAAGGTTTATTGTGTTCATAAAAAAGAGGTTGCATAATGATCACTATTCAACAGCTTAAAGAGAAAGTGGCTTTGTTAAATGATGAGAAGTTATTAGATCAATTTGATTTATATAATCAATTCCAATTAAATCAAATTAATGAAATCATTTACAAAAGAATAATTGAGTGTGAATTAGAGAACAGAAATCTCTTAGCACATAAAGTTATGGAAGATCAATTTGAAATGGAGTGTAATGTATGAGAACATTTTATTATATCTTAGCTGCAATACTTGGCTTTGTTAATATGATTGGCATAATAACAATTATGTACATTGTATTGAATTAAATGATTGAAATACTTTCAGATTACAGCATCATTGAAGCTGCTTTGTTAGTCTTGGCTCTGTATTTTGTTGTAATCTGGAAGTATAAATAATTACTGTTCTATAATTTCTTTTTTTTCTTTTTCTATTTTTTCATATTGAGTATATTTCTGTTCAAGTTCTGGACTATCTAGCCAACTCACAACAATATTATTTGTAGTATTTTTATTTAAAGTTAAATCTTTTTTATCACTATATAAATCGCTAGTCTTACCTGCTAACCATTGAATAAATTTTGTCTTTTCTCTTATCCAAGATATTAAATTAGGATCTAGTGTATCTTGATTTATGTCGGCTTGGTAAATATCTAAAAGTTTATCTACTATATTTTGAACTCCAATCTTACGAGCTTCCTCAATCTTGGCTTTGATTTCTTTGTTTTCCTCTTGCTTCAAGAACTGATAAAACTTGATCAAGCTGATCGGTAATGTTCCTTCCTTCCTTATACTTGCTAGTGTTTTTCCTTCGCTTAATTGCTCTAATACTGTATTTAGAATTGTATCTTCCAAGACTATCAACTCTTGGTTTGACTTTGGTTTCGTAGTAATCTCTGACATATTCAATAGGCTTATCTCTAAATTGTTTTAAACTTGCAAGTGATTTAATCTTCTTCTCATCTGTATAACCTGGTTTATTATATCCTCCTCTATTGGCTCTGTCCCTAAACCCATAGAAGTTCGTGTTTTGAGCTCCATGAAATCTACATTTATAAATCTGAATGCCTTGTTTATTAAAGCTATTAGTAGGATAACCTTTTGCTTGACAAGGTTTACCCGAAAGTCTTGACATATCCATACAGAATATCTTCTTTGATTTGAAACCTGCCATAACATTTAATTCTTTGGATTGCCTTTCCAATCTAGGTTATTTCTTTTGTTGTACTCCACCTTACCTTTGTAATATGGAGATTTCTGCTTGGTTGTATTCTTTAATGAGGCACGTATCTTTTCCTTAGCAACACTTTCAGGCAACAAGTTTTTCTGACGCAACATTTCCCTATGTTTATCTATGGCTAACCTTACGTAATATGAATGAATGTTTTGTAATAATAGGTTGTTTAATTCTGGCAAGGGAATAGCCTGTGCGATTAAATAAACTATTCTATCCTTATCACCTTTATTATTATTTATGATCTTGTCTATGTTATATATATAATGTTCTATATTATGTTCTATTAATACCTTAACAGTTTTAATACCCCCCTTAATAGTTTTAATATCCCCCTTAACAGTTTTAATATCACTTGGTGTAGTGATCTTAACAGTTTTAATATCACTGTGGATAAATTCTGGGTTAATTCTATATAAATTAGTAGAAGGTAAGCGTTCTTTTAAGAGTATGCCGCCTTCAATCATTGTGTTAATGCACTTATAAACTGTAACATTTGATAAACCTAGAGGCTTGGCAATGGTTGAAAGCCTTGGGTAGCACTCGCCAGTTTTATAATTAGCGTACCTTAAAAGCATTACCAACACAGAAAAACAATGAGCTTTCCTCCTCACTGGTAAGCCTAAAAATAGAGGGTGTTCCACTATATCGCCATTTAACTTAGTATATTTATTCATTTTACCTTGTGTTTACATACTTTATCATGCTCAATCTGTAGTTTAAGCATTTCGTAGTACCATTCCTCCTCTAGAATAGTGTTTAAATCGCTTTTAAAGGGGTATAGACGCTGAACTTTGAACTCTAGGCTATCCGATCTAGGTATAGGCTTATAATACAGCAAAAAACAGGGTATATTTAAGCCTTTGGCTATATACTCCACAACATTGGTATATTTCTTGTAATTTCTACCAGTATCATAGACAGTTTCAATGACTGCTAATGGCTGCCAACAAGGCTTGTTAATACAAATAGGAACTGAATCAATATCTATATAAGCAATATCTTCGCATTTATTCCTATGCCATTCAGAATAAAAATCTCCAAAACCACCAACGAAATAGTTATATCTTGCCATTAATTATTAATTCTTTCGTTTAATAAATCTAATTTTTTAGCTATGACATTACAGTCTTTTAACCACTGTTCTTTTTTATCAGCATTTATTCTTTCAATTAAATGATGATTATAATTCCAATCATTATGATAAAATATTTTAAATAGTTTAAATAAGTTTTCTAAAGATTCTAAACTCAATTCAATCAATTCATTATCATTTTGTTTTTTAATACGAAGATAAACAGAATGATAAGGAATAGGTAAATTAAAAAAATCAAATTTATTATCTTTATTGGAACTAATAAAATTATAAGAATAATCTTTATTATTATTAAACAAACCAGAAACAAATACTTCAATAGAACTAAAATCAAGAGATAGCTTTTTGTCTTTTCTTTCCTGTGCTTTTTTAAATAAATTGTTTTTAGTTTCTTGTTTTAATTTATTCCTAATAGTATCTTTTTTTATTGAAACATATTCATCAATTATAAAATCATTATAAAAAGAACTTGAAACATCATTACAATTTTCTTTTATTAAATTTAATGAGTTAATTTCTTTTTGAAATTCTTTAGTAAGAAAAAACCACTCTCCTTTTCTTTTATACTTTATAAATCTATTATGTAATTCGGTTTCATTGCCAATAATATAACCAAGAAAAGTAAGTTTAAACGGATTGCCTACGCCAAAATTAACTATTCTTTTCTTTATTCCCAATAATGAACTTGACTTACCTACCTTTACAAACTTTAATAAATTTGTATCAGGTTCAATGTTAGGATCGCATTCAACAAAGTAAACAAAATCATTCATAATTTAATTATTAGATTTAATTTGATCTTTTAATTTATATTTTAGTTGTTTAATTTCTTTATGTTGTTCAAGAATTAATCTTTCTAAAATACTTACATGATTTTTTAATCTATGAATTATAACTTCAAGATCATTAAATCCCCTGTTCTTTAAATCAATCATTGTTCTTAGCTCTTTCCTGCATGAGTTCTATTTGTTTGCATTCCAATTCAAGATTTAATCTATCTATTTCTTTTTGAAGAACTAAAATCTTTTCATTATATATTTCTATTACATCCTCAACGTGCAACTCTTTATTAATCATTTCTTTCTCCATTAAGTTAGTTTCATATTCTTCAGGTGTTATAATTTTATCAATCATATTAGTTCTCCAGTTTTTTTAATGATACAATGCAGCCTTTTGGAATAACGATTGCATCTCCTACATCCATCTCATCAGTGTTTGGATCTATGCTGTATGTTGCAAACATTTTAATGAAGTTAGCATTGTCTTCGTAAAGATAACCTATGGTATTACACATAGCAGGTTTAAGATTTTTTAAATCATCCTCACTATTCCATGCGTTATCGCAGCTATTAATATCTTCCCAAACTACAATAACCTTTTCATATTTTATGCTACAAGAATTGTTGTCAAATTTTATGCTTTGCATACCACTCCTCATAAAATGTATTAGGTTGAACACCTGTCTTTTGTGTTATCACTTTCATAAATCTAGGATGAGGTATTCTCTCTGACTTTAAATACCTAATCACAGATACAATAGGATTCTTTCCAGTTAATCCTATTAACTTTGCAAGATCTTTGTTGCTAAGTTTATTCTTTTCTTTGTAGTCATTAAGTGTCATTTAGTTTTCTTTCTGTTGCCAAAACAATCAAATGTTTTGTGATACCTTTTAAGTAATCGTCTTAGTTGTTGTTTAAGTTTCATTATTATTCCTTTCGTTAGATTAACCATAACCATAAAAGTTATTAACAGTCAATCTTTATTTAGCATTGACTTAAATTAATAATATATGTATTGGTTATTAAACAATGAAAGGTTTAAAATGGTTATTGATTTAACAAAGAATAATTCTATTCCAAATCTTAAAACAATAGATGAGGATATAGCACTACAATATTATAAAAAATTAAATTTAGATCACAGTTCTCCATCTCAGGAAGCTATGTCAGATTCTGATTGGTTAGTTAGATACTGCCACTTCACACAAGAGGATCGTAGATTAATGAACATCTCTTATCGTATGACTGCTGGTGTATCTATTGGTAGAGCATCACAAAGATTTGTTTCTAAGTATATGTATGAAGCAGAAAAAAAAATGCTTAATGAAAAGAAAGATTTAGATACAATCATACAAGAAGAATTAAAAGAGTATGATAAATACCAAGCACACAACGAAGAAGACAAGATACAGCACGAAGATACTAAAAATTATTTAGTAGATATGATTAAAATTACTTGCAACGCTTTAAAAGATTTAAAGTTAGGAGATGAAGTTGCTAGTGAAAGATACTGTACTTATAAATTTAAAGATCTAGTGTTAGATAAGATTGGCAGAATAGATTACGAACAAATGAATGGAACTAAACTGGTGGAGTTAAAGACAAAACATCGTTCTAAAAGAAAGTCAGATACAAAAGCTGGTTACTCTTGGGTTAAAGGTTATCTTCCTAAACAACCTGATGTAAATCATGTTAAGCAATGTGCTTTCTATTGGTATGCTACAAAAAAAACTCCACATCTTTTGTATGTTAATCAAGATAGTTTTAATATCTTTACTCCTGATACTTGCGAACTGCTAACTCCTGAGTACATGGAATTTTTAGTTCAACAGGATTTAATCAAAGCAAAGATCAGACAGAACTTAGTTTATATTTGTAAAGGTAATCCTTATGAGATGGCTAAGTTAATTCCACCACCAGATTTTTCTGGTTATATGTGGAAAGATATTCAAGAAGAATATGTGCGTAAAGCTGCAAGCCTATGGGACAATGTGTAGAAATATGGATATAAATTATTACGCTAAGCAACATGAAAAGATTAGACAACAATTTAGACATGATGCTATAATGCGTGAAATAAAAAAACGAGAGGATAAATTATTTAGAGATATGTTTATTAAAATTTTATTAGTTATAATTATATTTATATTATTAGTTTATTTAATTGTTAGATGAAAATTATATTAACAATCATTCTTATGAATGGTATGTCGCATTCATATCAATATAAAGTAAATGGAATTGATCCTTACTTGTGTGATGCTTTGTTTAAAAAATTAACTTACACTCATACAAGTATAATCAGTACAGCAAAAAACAAGACTGGCGTTTACTATAAATCAAATCAAGTATTCGCACACTCTTGTGTATATCAACAAACAATGGATGGTAGTAATGAAAGAAAAAATAAAACAAGTTAATGATTTGTGTGCAGCCAATGGCACATACTTAAATCAACATGGAAAGAAAACAGTATCAGCTTGGAGTAAGATTAAATACTTTAGAGAAGTGTTTGGTACTGAGTATGGAATCAATTGTGTAATACAAGAACACTCTGATCGTTATGTTATAATGAAATGTATTATAACTAAATCAGATCCTGAACATATCATTGCTACTGGTTACTCAAAACAGTATCGTGATAAACCAGGCTACTTAGAGATTGCTGAAACATTTGCAATCACACGAGCTTTATCATTCTTTGGAATTTGCTTGGAAGATTTAACGAGCAAAGAAGAGTATGAGGAATTAGATATTCCTGTACAACCAATGAGTGGAAAAGATACTACATCAAACAATATAAACTATGATGATAGTATAGTTAATGAACTGACAAAGAAGATAGCATTTGCTCCTCACACTGCGAAACTAGATTTCCTTTGGAGAGCAAACAAGGATCTTCTTAATCAGATAAAAACAAAAGATCTTGCTACTTACAATTTAATCTTGAATAGATTTAATAGTAAGCGTGATGAGATCATAACTCAAAATGAGGTATAGATGAACGACCAACCAAAGAACAAGATATATTTAAATCTTGTTCCTAACGTAAATAAAAAAGCAGGCGACAATCAACCAGTCATGGTAGCACCTAATTCTCCAAAAGCTCCAGAAGGAAAGAATTGGAAAATGAACGTGAATATTCAGGGAGACTGGTACGATTACTGTGCGTTTGATGGAACAGACATAGATGGAAACCCAACAGGTGGTTACACTGTGATCTTAACTAAGAAAGAAGCACAAGCAACAACAGGAGCAAATAAACAACCAGCATTTAAAGCTGGTGGATTCCAAAAGAAATCGTTTACAAGCAACAAATCTTTTGGTAATCGCAATTACTAATAACAACTAATACTTGTTATTAATTCTACCCACTACGTTTTACCTCGGCTGTTCTCAGCCACCCTTTCGTTGTCGTGGTGGGTAGAGTAAAACAACAAAGGAACTAAGATGATTAACAAAGAAGACTTTATTGACATTGAAGAAAAGATACAAAAGAAAATAATTAAAGATCGCCAAGAAGAGTATGGTGATTATGAAGAGAACTTTGGATTACTTGCCGAACTATTCTCCATAGTATTATTTGATAAGATTAGAGTTGCATTAAACCCAGAAGATGTTGGTCATATAATGATGGCACTAAAACTCTATCGTTGCACCAAGAAATATAAGGCTGATAGCTATGATGATCTAGCAATCTATTGCAAGATGACTAAGCAGCTAAGACAAAAAAACCATATTGCCAAAAAGGATAAATAGTGGTAAAGTTCATCCGTAATAAGAACTGCGAGTGTTCTTTTGTTTATACAGAAGAATTTGATAGTGCAGAAATTGCATCAGATCCAGCTGCCAAAGGTGTAGTGATTGATGTTAAGATTGGCAATATCAAAACAGTTTTTACAACTATTAAACAGAAGGATGATTTAGTTGGACAAACTAAAGATTCGTCTGCAAAAGATGAGAGATCTACAGGAGATGCGACATCGCAAAGCTCTTGAGTTCTTTCATAAATATCAAAAGAATCTAAATGATTCTAAAAGATTGATATTTAAAATTGAGCAGACAAAAGAAAAGATAATGGCATAAGTCATTATTGATATAACAACGAAAGACAACGTAAAGTTGTTTACAACTGAAAGGGAAAGTCATGACGTTAAAAGAGTTTAGACAACAAATTAAATTAAGATACACAGCCAATGTGTATGAGAATGTATCTGATAGAGATAGAAAGTTTTATCGCTTAGGATTTAAAAGTGGATATAGATTAGCCAAACAATTTTTTAAAAGCAATTCATTCAAACAACCTAACATAAAAGAAGTTGTTAAGTATGTAACGATCAATGATGTTATTGTTCCTGAGAATGTAAAACAAATGTTAGTGATTGTTGCCAATCAACTTGGAGTTAATGTCAATGATATTATTGCTAAGACTAGAATACAATCTGCAGTAATAGCAAGATCAATATTGATTAATGTTCTAAGAGATAAGTATGATATGCCATTCACAAAGATTGGAGTTATCTTAGGTAACAGAGATCATACAACTATGATCCATCATGTTAAGATGAAATTTAATAAAGAACATTTCTGGAAACCAGAGAATATTATTTGGAATAGATATAAGTATGTGATGGATAATGTAAAAGATTAATCCTACGAAGTTTAATCCTCAAATCCTGATAATAAACTTTTATAAGACTTCTTAGATATAGTAGAATCTTCTTTAGATCTTGATGTACCAGCTTTCTTACGCTGATTAATATTATAGTATAAACCTTTGCGAGCTTTCTTACCCTCTTTAGTTATATGGTATTTAGATTCCATATTACATTGATAGCAAAGATTTAAATCCTTTAGCCATTTTCTTTTTCTCCATGGTTTTCTCTTTCATCTTCATAGATTTAGATTCAGATCTTTCGTGCTTCTTTGTATGTTCTTTTTTTTCTTTCATCATAATTACTTTGCGAGCATTGACTTACCAGTTTTCTTTTTAACTCCACTGATAGTTCCTTTATTTTCAGAAGCATAGAATACAGTCTTACCTTTTTCTTTACCATATTCCTTTTGCATTGCTGCTAAAATCTTTTTACCTTTTGCATTTAATGGCATATTAATAAATTAGTTTGTTTGATTTAGAAGAATTAGCAGATTTAGTTAGGTATTGCAAGTTCCATTCAACATGTAATCCACAAACCTCTTTACCTTGCAATGGTATTATATGATCAACATGATAACCTTTGGGACAGTTTTTATATATCTCTCTTATCTTTTTAAGATTAGCAAACTTAGGAGTAGCTTTTAATTTTGCAGCACGTCTTTTAGCTTCAAGTGCAGTTAATAAATTACGATTATTTAAATTATATTTTACAAAATATTTTTTCATTTTTTTTTTATTTTTTAAACGATATAATTTTATACGTTCCAAATTTTTTAAATAATATAATCTACTACTTTCTTTTATTTTATCTTTATTGTTTAAAACATATAATCTTTTTTTTTCTTGCAATTTTTTTTTATTTTTTAAACTATATTTTTTATGGTAATCTTTTAAATATGCTTTACGTATTTCTATATCTTTATATGGCATATTATTCTGTTTGATATTTGTGTTTGCACTTCTTAGTCTTTAGATAATCAATATACATTTGCATACGCTTTTCGCTATCTTGATTAGCCACTGGTCTTTCTTTTATATTGTTTTGTCTTGTTGTTTCTGATTCTTCGTAGCACTTTGTATGCTGACAAGTTCTGTCTGCAAAGATAACAAATGAATCTGTATTGATAACTTCTATGTTGCAAGATTTACAAAAGCCTACACTTTTCAATATAAACTTTTTCTTAGCCATTATTTCTTTTTATGTCTTGCAGCAAAAGCTCTGGCTTCTTCTTTGTTACTAAATCCCCAGGCACGCAATGCCAACTTTAATCTTGTTGGTTTACCTGATTTAGATAATAGAGATCCAGCCATCCCACCGAAGCGTGCAGCAAAAGAAACTCGTCTTGGGTTTGTTCCTGATTTTATCGGTGCTTTCAAGTTTGAACCTTCAGTACGATTGTAATATTTTCTACCTGCTTCGTTCAATCCACCTTGTGGATTTTGATACATTTTTTTAACCATTATAATTTCTCCCTAAAAGGATTGTAGTCATCCTCATTTATTTTAACACACTTACATTGATTCAGTAAAGAACAGAATCCTGCATATAACCAAAAAATACATTTGACTTTTTTCATAAACTATACTCTACCCTGACCAACATATTTTTTATATGTCTTGTGTTTGTTCACACGCTTAGTGTGTCTGCCTCTTCGTTTCTTTGGTGGCTTTCTTATATGTTTATTTTCTAAATGCTTCCTAGCCATTTTATTATTTACTTAAATATCTTGTAGGTGCTTTCTTGCCATTCTTTTTCTTTACCTTTACTTTAACATTAGATCCTTGCTGTGATAACAAAGATACTTTCTTGCTATACATCTGACCAGATGATGTCATGATTTGATCAGACATTATTTTTTAAATAAATCCAAAGCTGGTTTTAATCCGTACACTGCTGAAAATATACCAACAAGTAACCATTGATACCAAGTAGGGAATCTTCCAAAGTAATCAAAGAACAAATCTAATTTAGATTTAATATTAGCATCATCACTAATGATTGCATAAGATAAAACAAGAATAGGAATACATACTACAATTAAAACAAATTCATCTTTCCAAGATTTTTCTTGATCATTATAAACTTCTTTTTGAAATTCTATTTCACCTCTAGCCATACGTTCATAGTATCTACGTTCAGCCTCTGACTCTAATAGTTCTGATTGTTTATTGTTCTTATAAATCTCAGCACCAGTTTTAAATAAAGTAGGTATGATACTCCACCACATATTAATGACAGCTCCTCATTAGTTCTGACAACTCTTCGCATCTGCTTGGTGTTTGTCTATACCATGCTGAGTTTAACATTTCACTAGCAGCAATACTATAATATCCTTTCTTTAAAGCATCAAACATTTTTTTAAACTTAGATACTCCAGTCTTTCCTAACTGAAATACCATTTCAATGATTACTTCTTTTGCAACTAATGCAATGTCATAGCCTTTTAATAACTCTTCAGCACCTTGCACAGCATTATTAAAATCTTTTTCAAATAATGCTTCTAATATATCTTTGTCATAGATAACTCCTTCAACAAAATCATCTTCTTCTGTAAGTAAATGACCATAGCCAATGGTAGCTTTACCTAATGAATCAAGATAAACCTTAGCCAGGAATCCTTCATGATGTTTAATGCGTGCTTTTAAATCTTCGTACATAATTACCTTTCAGTTATTTAACTATTACTTTACCATCTTCATATACATAAACAATCTTAACATTCATTGCTTGTTGAATTTTAGATGGTGATCTATTGATACGATCATTTTTTTTATGAGCATATTTAGTATCTGACTTTCTATAAGATACAGTCTTAACATCGTAGTTGGTATATTTTTTTGTCTTGGTATTATAAACAACAAGATCTATTGGACCAACACCACCTGTAGGTGTGAATACTAATACATTAGGTTTTGTACTGAAATAAGACTGTGCTATTAATTGTGATGTAATACCCTTACGATGTTTTAAATTCACTACAATGTAACCTTGTGTTGTTTATTTAAACTGGAAGAAACTACCAATCGCTGTAGCAATACCACCTAGGAATATAATAAAATAAATAACACCCTTTCCTTTGTTCATATCACCACGAAGATCATTCATATCAAGACGAAGATCTTTGACTTCCACCTTTAACTCATCAATTGTTTTAATGAGTTGTGCCATTCTCTCAGCACATACTTTTTCATGTGCAGATAGCCTGACTGATGTAGCAGAGATAGTATTCTTCTTTCTTTTCATACACCACCTATAGTGGTTGTTGATAAAAAGTCAATTGTGAATTGTATTAGATTCCTTGATCTTTAAAAGGAATACAGTCAAATAAGAAAGCTGGTTTATCTATTTCATACTGTAATGGATGGAACATCTTAGACTGCTCCAGGATCATCTCATATCCTGCAATAGAACACTCCCTAAATGTGGTAAATGATTTACCTGTACTTAGGGTATCTAGACATTGATTATTAAGCATAGAACAAGCTGTAAAGACTAATAAGTATTTCATGAAACTTGTTTATACTAAAATGTGGATAAGTAAATAGAGGTGGATTTTAACCCACCCCTAATCTATAGATACTATTCTTCGTCTTCGTCAGTATCTATATCAAGATCTTCATCCTCATCTTCATCATCCCAATTATCTTCTGGGTTGATCTTGAGTTCCAGATCTTCAAGCAGATCTTTAATCTGATAGATTATATCCTCTGCTGATTTTTGTTTTTTTGCCATGCTAACTCCTATAGTTGGTTTGGCAAGTGCGAGATAAGGTTAATTGAATAATAAGTAAATAAAATTATTTTTTATAAACGATTGTTTTATAAATATAATTTATTTATTTTTAGAATAGAAATCGTATTCTTCTGGCGTGTAAATCATTGCACGCATATAGTAATAACTATTATATTTTCAATATGGCTTTGATAGATTCAATAGCTTTATTGATTTCATCTTTATAAGCATGACCAATAACAGCTCCAATTATCAAACCAAAAATAAATGTAATCATATTATTTCCTGTTTATTTGATCTATAAACTTACCATAATATTCGGTACTACCCAAATGATTAATAGGTGTGGATATATCAGTCCAGATCTCAAAGCCACACTCTTCAGCTAATCTACAGAAGTAATAATCTTCTGATAAGAATCTATTAACACCATCTTTTTCTTTATAGATGCCAACAGGAAAGAAATCATAAGCATTATCTGATCCTTCTATTCCTGTTCTTAGATCTGGTTTGTATTTAAGATTAGGAAACTTATTCATAATAGTAGTAAAGACTTCACGTTTAATCATCATAAAACCTGTGGCACTTTCTTTTACCCTTGCAAATCCATCTTTAAATTCTGTATTAGGATATAGATTAACATTAAACTGCAATAGATAATCACGCATGAGCTTCTCATCTATATCTGTATTCTTCTTGATACGATCTAGTAATTGCTGCCAATAAAAACCTTTGACAGGATATGTACAGGTTACAACATCTTTATTAAAATCTATTATTCTTTTTAAATTCTCTACAGTAAATCCTATGTCAGCATCAATGAATAATAAATGCGTACCATTAAATTCTTTATTATCTAAAAATTTAGTTACAAATTTATTTCTAGCACGATTGATTAATGATTCAGTTGGTAGTGTTTCAACTCTGATATTATGTCCCTGATCGTTTAACCAACGTAATGTATTTAATATAGAATGGAATGTTAGATTAGAAACATTTCCTCCGTAACATGGAATAGCAATTAATATATTCATAACCCTTTGTGGGTTATATTATATATTAAATTCTACTAAATCCCAAGATATAGTTTGTTCGTTCCACTTATATTTATTATCATCTTGTGGATAAGAAACTGGTGCTTCCCATTGACAAGTATCTTCATTTAATATCCATGAGTTAAAAGGTTTAGGTGGAATAAAAGCATCTCTTTGTTGATCATATTGATAACCAATACCAGCAAAGTTTTTTCTAATATTGTTATTGTATGAAGTTTGTTTCCAAACATCTCTTGTATTATAAAGTTTATTAATAAAATCTACTCCAGCTTGTTCAGTAGTTGCAATATCATTAGATACTACGATTACTTGTTCAACTATATTTCCAACTCCTAATTTTGCAAAATGTGCCATAAATTATCCTGTGTAAGTTCCTGATGCGTTATAAACTAATATTGTATTTGAACCAGATGTACTAACTGTAGGTGAACCTGTTGTTGTTCCAGAATAACTAGATGTTGGCATACGAAGTATTACAACTCCTGAACCTCCTGCTCCTCCAGTGTAAGATCCTCCTGCTCCACCGCCTCCACCGCCAGTATTAGAAGTTCCTGAAGTTCCATTTCCATTAGAACCTCCTGCTCCACCTCCGCCATCTCCTCCTACACCACCAGTTCCTGTTTTACTTCCTCCACCTCCTCCACCTGCTCTTGTAACAGATGAACCTGTTATTGAAGAAGATAAACCATCTCCACCTTGTCCATTACCATCTGTACCTCCAGCTTCAGCTGCACCACCTCCTCCACCATTTGGATTATTAGTTCCTGATTGTCCAGCATAACCTTGATTAGAAGTTCCAGAACCAGCAGTACCACCATTTCTACTTCCACCACCAGATCCTCCAGATGCACCAGCAGCTGCTCCAGAAGCACCTCCACCACCTCCACCACCTGAGGAAGTTATTGTTGTAATTCCAGATCCTGAAATTGAACTATCTACTCCATTTGTTCCTAAATAAGTAGAACTTGTACCACCAGCTCCACCAGCTCCAACTGTAATTGTATAAACAGTTCCAGAAGTAAATGTTAATTCTGTTTCTGAACTTCCACCACCACCAGAAATTTCTGTTGAATATGAATTTCTATATCCTCCTGCTCCTCCACCACCTGCTCCAACATCATCATTTTGATCTTTACCTCCTCCTCCTCCTCCTGCAACAACTAAAAAATCTACTGAATAAGGTAATGGATCTAATGATTGAGAGCCATAATTTGTTCCTGAAGTTGCAACCCAACCTTGTGTAGAATCTACATAAGTTATAGTTACTGCTTCTCTATTTGTTGTTAATAATTTATTTGCAACAACTCCATTAATTTTATTTGAATTAGCACCTAATGTTAAATTATTTGTAGCAAAAGTTCCTGCGTAATCTAATAATATAATTGTATCTCCAGCAGAAGCTGATGCAGGTAATGTTACTGTGAATGCAGCTGATGTTGTATTACAAGGATAACCTCTACCAGCAACAGCAGTGAATCCAGTTGTCTGAACTGATTGCCAAGCAACTCCAGCTGTAGCAAAACTTAAATTTCCAGAACCATCTGTAACAAGAGCTTGATTAGCTGTTCCATCTGCAGTTGGAAGTGTCCAGATTTTGTTTGCAGTTAAATTTGAAGCACCTTTAAATCCTACATAATTAGATCCATTAGCAGTTGCTTCTGCAAATCTTATTTCAGCTTGGTTAGCATAAGTTTCAGAAGTATTAATAGTTGGAGATGTTAAAGTCTTATTAGTTAAAGTATCAGTAGTTGCTCTTCCTACTAATGTATCAGTAGAAGTTGGTAGTGTTAAAGTTCCTGTATTAACAATACTTGATATTACAGGTGTAGTTAATGTTGGAGATGTAGCAAGAACATTATTTCCAGTACCTGTTAATGTTGTAAATGAAATAGTATCTGCATCCCAATCAGCAGCTGTTGTTAATGAAGTTCCAATACAAAGAAGATGAGAACATGTTCCTGGAATAATTGTTGTTACTAAATTACCACCAGAAGAATTTACTGTTAAATTTCCAGTAGAATTATTTTCAATTTCAAAACTCATACCAGTAACTAATGTACTTGTTACTGGAAGAACTATTGTTTGAGTGCTAGTTCCTGTAAATAATTGTCTATAATTACTAGATGCTGTTAATGTAGTTGTACCAGCTGCTGTTGCAGTTGTAGCATAACCCATTTTAATATTATCAATTGTTGGAGTAGTTAATGTTTTATTTGTTAATGTTTGAGAATCAGAAGTTCCAACAACTGTTCCAGATGGAGCAGCTAATGTAGCAATAGAACCTAATCCTAAATTAGTTCTTGCTGATGTTGTGTTATTTAAGTCAGATAAATTATTTGCAACTAATAAAGCACCAGATAATGAAGCATAAGCAGCAACCCAATTTGATCCAGTGTAAACTTTCATTACATTATCAACTGAATTGAAATATAAAGCTCCACCAGCTAAAGCATTTCCATCATTATCTAAAGTTGGATCAGATGTTTTATATCCTAAATATCTGTCATCAAAATTATCATAAGCTGCTAATGCAGAATCTCTTGCACTATTTGCAGCATTGGCTGCATTACTTGCAGTATTTGCAAAGTTACTAGAATTATTAGCAAAATTGCTAGAGTTGTTAGCAAAGTTACTAGAATTAGCAGAATGATTTGCAGATGTATTTGCAGAATTAGATGAGTTGTTAGCAAAGTTAGATGAATTACTTGCATGATTTGCAGAATTACTAGCATGGTTAGCAGAAGTATTGGCACTATTAGAACTATTATTTGCAAAATTAGAACTATTGGCTGCATGATTAGCTGATGCGTTTGCACTATTAGAACTGTTATTAGCAAAATTGCTAGAATTTGATGCGTGATTAGAACTGTTAGAAGCATGATTGCTAGAATTGTTTGCAAAATTAGAACTATTAGAAGCAGAGTTTGCAGCTGAGTTTGCTGAGTTACTAGAATTATTTGCAAAGTTAGAAGCATTGCTAGCAGAATTAGCTGCAGCATTTGCATTCGCTTGTA